CACGCCGGAATAGCCAGCATAACCGGCACTGTTCTGCATCGGCATACGACTGATGCGCACAGCGCGATTGCACTTCACCGCGAGGATGGGCAGCAAAGGTTGCATCTCCACGATGAAGAAAGTCCCTGCCGTATTCACGACATAATCGCCGATCCGTGTTTGCGTACCGTCTATCATGCAATACCACATTGCATTGTCGAATCGCTGCGGTTTCTCATATGCCATATCTTCCGCGTTGAAGCTTGCAGGCAAGGTGGCGACGACATTGCCGACAGCAATCGGCGTCAGCGAAGACGTGGCGCGATACAGCGTGCTGGCAAGCCCCAGTATTTGCGCAGTCTTCGCGTATCCGGCATAAATCTTTTGTTGCAACAAGGTCTCGTTCATCAGACCACCATGCAGCCGGATGACGCGGGAAAATTCGGACCAGGCGGCACACCCAGGAATTGGCACAGGCGCAGACGCCAGCTATCGAACAAGTGCTCGCGGTCGCGCTGCTCGTTCTTGTTGTGCGTCCACACTGCTGCACTTTCCGTGTCCAGGTTGGCACTGGCTGCCGGTATCGCACTCTCCAACGTATTCAAATTGGTCAGGTAGGTGTTGATCACGACATTGGCTTCATCCGCATTGATGTTTTGCAGCTTATATTCCAGGGCCATGAATTGCTGCATCACCCATGGTGCGGGAAACACCACTGCACCGCTGCCATACACCGGATAGCCGCAAAAGCGCCTGATGTCGACCAATTGCGCATCCGTGAAAGTATAGGGAGTAAATGCCATCGTCACTCGTCCCATTGCATGGCGCTTGGTACCAGTGATGCAATCAACTCGGCATCTTCGACATGATCGAATTCAGACCCCGTGATATAGAATTTGCAGTCTTGGCCGCAATGCACCTTGCTGCGATCCTGATGCAATTCCAGCGCGGGTGCGGATTGCGCCGTCGTCTTGTCGGTTGCTTGCTTGTTATGTTTCATGGAAAACTCCTTCGATGTACGAACAACGGGAGCGGCACACCGCTCCCGCTGCTGCTACATCAGCCAGTCGGCGATTACAGGGATTCGATCATCACTGCTCGCTTGTATGCGCTATTGCTTGCAGTAGGAATCGTGCTCGGATTGGCCGTGGTATCGCTAGGCACGACGAAGCCGCCGATATAACTCCAGCTTTGCGTCACAACCTGCTTCAAGGCATCCAAGGGTTCACGCGTGACGTGGGCGATGCCATCGATGATGGAAATCGATTCGTCGCGCTCGTCGCCGGTCAAGGCCTGTGCATAGGCGTCTTCGGTGAACTGGCCTTCCACCAACGCGCCCTGACCGCATAGGATGGCGCGGCGTACCGTGCCAACGCCCGCCAGGTTTTGTACAGGATTGAGATTGGTTTCCTGCAAGCGCACGCCCAACATCTCGGCGATCACGCCTTCGCGGTATTCCTTGGTCGTGATCTGGCCGCGGAAAAATTGCTGGAATGCCGGATCGCTATACAACCCAGTCGCCTGGATAGGATCCACATACAGGTTGTACATGCCCGTGCCATCGCAAGTCGGCACGCCGTTCGCGGACATGGTCGCCTTCGCGTTCAGAATCATGCCCATCGTCAGCTTGCCGTAGTTCTGGTCAATAGCCCCGGAAATTGCAGCAGTGGTTGTCGCCATCGCATTGGTCGTGGCGTTGCTCGGACGGATCACGCAAGGCGCGACTGCAGACACAACTTGGTTCGCAGCCGTACCATCGGCAACGGTCACCGACGTCGCAAACGTCAACACACCGGAAACACCGCCCGGCGCCGTCGAGACATTGCTCGCGTCCGCCAACACGCCGATCAGCGAATATTGATCGCCGCCGACAGTCACGGTGACCGGATTGCCAGCAGAAACAGGCACAGGTTGACCAGCGCTGTTCCATGTTACGAGGAAACCGCGGATGTCATCGACCGCAACCGAAGTAGAAGCCGAACCCAGCGTCACGCGCACGCGCGTATTGCCGCCGAGGTAGGTGTTGAACAAAGCCTGCTGCGCCAGCGTGTCGACAGAACGGAACGCCTGCTCACCCAATGCGTAGGCATTGCGCAAGAAGAAGTCGGCGATGGCAACGCGCTGCGTCACCACGTTCAACTGCATGTTCGCAGCGTATTGCGCGATCTGCAGCACGTATTGCTCAGCCGTATAGTTTTGCGGAGTCAGGCCGCTGGAGATGTCGCTGTTGGCGGCTGGCGACATCGCAGTCGTCATCGCTGGCAGCAAGCCCGTGCGCGTCTTGGTGATGCTCTCGCCGATGTTGGCGGTGAAAGCTTCACGATCTGCAATCGCACGGAAACCCAATTTGGATTTCAACGGCAACGCGAATTGATGTTCCAGGTAACCAGCTTGAATTGCGCCTTGCAATGCCGCTGGCAGATTATTAAATGCCATTGTATTTACGTCCTATGATGAAATAAGGAGATCAGGGTTATCCCCTCGTCGTCAGGACTCACGGGGTGGTACATGTGCATCTGCGTGACCGGCGCTAGCGCAACTTGATATTCAAACCACGTGCCTTGGCATCGGCTGCCAATTCCTCTGCCGTCGCCTGGCGTGCATCGAAGCTCTTTGCTGCCGCCTTGCCAGGTGCCGGTGCTGCTTGCGATGTGCTGGCATTGCGAGAGAATAGATAAGGCTTGGCTTGCTTCAATGCCTTGACCAGTTCGATCACGCCGATCACTTCGCCGTCTTCGTTCACGTTCAATTGCGAGACATCGGCCAGCTTCAAATCATCCGCATCCAGCAGCCCCGCCCTCAAGGCTTCGGCCCGCAATTCGGTGCGGATCACGCGTGTCTGCGCAGCGCGATTCGCCTCGGTGATCTGCGCCTCGGCATCCTGTTGCGCTTGCTGCGCACGCGTTTCGGCATCTTTCGCCCGCGTGCGATAGGACGCGTTTTCCCCGCGCAATTCCTGCACGTATTCCAGCGAGAAGCTGGTCTTGTTTTCGGTTGATGTGTTCACTGTTGATGTATTGTCTTCAGGCACCTGGCCCTCCAAATAAAAAAGCCAGCATCACGCTGGCTTGGTTTGCGATAATAAATACGTGGCCTTAACTTGTTGACGCTTGACCTGCACGTTCAGCATCAATCAACAACAACTCCGCCGCCGGATTTTCGATGTCGTATTCCGCACACAAAATCCTGATTGCCGTGGCACGGCTCAGCAGTCCTGCTACGCAGAGCGAACACAAGGTCGCCGCTCGCACATTCAAATCCTGCAAAGTCGGGTCGAACCATTCCGGCCAGCGCAGCGACAGACATTGATCGCCGTCGAATACACCGACCGCGCTGCCATCCTTGTAACGCAAGGCGATGCGATTGGAGATACGCACCACCATCTGCATCAGGTCGCGTATCGCACCTTCGCCGTAGCTGATGCGCAGGCGATCTGCCAGCCACACCAGCGCTTGATTGAGTAATTCCAGCGCGCGGCCCGATTGCGCGACGGACAGCTTGTCATTCGATGCGCGATTGCCGTGCATGGCCTCCAGCGCCACTTCGCGCAGGTGTGCGACGTAAGCCATCACGGCCGCCGTACTGTCGCCGGAAATCTCTAGCAACTTGGCATCGCCGTCCTGCCCCACCATGATGGCGTTGGCTGCCCCCTTGACCATGGGCGCGCCGGAACTGGCTTCGTTGCGTATCACCAGCGTCGGATCGGACATGAATTTCAAGCCGCGCCCTGCTTGCGACAACTGATAATCGATCTCGATCTGCGTATCGATGGCTTCATCGGGAAACGTCGCCTTTCCGTCGATGCCATCGCCGCCGGGCAGGTTCCTGATCCACACCAGCGGCACGAAGCCCAATTGATGTTCGACGCTGCGCGAGGTATCGACAACCACCATGTCTTGCACATCGCCGCCGACCTTGCAGGGAATGAACCAGTGCTCCGCATCTGCATCCCACTCGCGCTGGAACCAGAATTGCGCAGCCATATCTTCATCGGCAATCGCATAACCTGCATCGCGCAACGCCTTGCCATCAACCTTGCGTCGTTCGCTGACGCAGAGCAGCGTATCCGGCTCGTTGGGATTCCATTGCGGTGTCAGATAGGCGGTGTCGATCACATTCAAGAAGACGCGCCCATCCAACACGCGCAACAGAATCGCCACGCTACCGACCGCACCGCGTGTGGCAGCATCGATCATCACTTCATTCAAGCGCATCTCTTTGATCAAGCGATGCAGTGCGGCCTTTTGCTGTTCGTCCTGCATTTCCACGGTCGGGAAATGCCCTTCCGAAAACAGCAGCGAGACCGAATCGTCAACCACAGTGCGGCACAAATTGTTACGCACACTGGGGCGACGCTCGCGCAGTGGCACGTATTCGCCGCTCTCGCTCATCTCGTAATGGAATGGGTGACGATGGCGGTCATACAACTCGCCATCCAATACGCGCTTGCGCATTTCGAGCGTGAAGGCGCGCTCCGGCAAATCCATATCTTTCGGCCAGTACTTCTGGATGGTTTTAT